ATCAAGGATACCAACGGCCAGATTATATCGGCCGGCACAACCTCGGCGCTGACCTTGACGACGAATACCGTTTTTCCCAGCACGTCGGCTTTGAATGGGCAGGCGATCACGTTTATTGCAGGGACGAGCAACGCTGCCGGAGCGACGCTCAATATTGACGGGACCGGCGCTCTTCCGATTTATATTGATGGCGTTACCGGCCCCATTCCGGCAAATACCATTACGGCGGGCGGCATCTACACCGTCACGGATACGAGCGGCCTTTATCGACTGCACGGGGTCTATAACAACCCGTATAATACCCCGCTTGGGAGCATTCTTTGGTCAACGTTATCGACGCCGCCCAATGCGAATTTCCTCGTTGCCAATGGACAGTGCATCTCGACGACGACTTACGCGGTCTATTGGGTTGCGATGGGATCGCCAGCGAGCGGGATTTGCTCTGGCGGGTTTTTCCAGATTATTGACCTGCGCGGCCGCGTCGTGGCTGGCTTGGATACGCTGCCAGGCGCGGCCGCGGCGGGACGCCTAACATCGGCATCTACCGGTTGCGGCACGGCCATGACGACAGTTGGTGCGGTATGCGCCAACGGCGTGGAAGGATTCGCCGTCACTTTAGCGCAATTGCCAACCGGTATCACATCGAGCGGGACATCCACCGTCACGGTCACTCTTCCCAGCGGCGCGGCGCGGTTTGCCTACTCCACCAATGGCGATTTGCTGGCCTATTCTTCTGCTGGTGCCGGTGCCTTCGTCTCTCAATACAGCGCTGGCAACAACTGGGCGCTGGCTAATGGAATGAGCGGCGGCGGCAGCGCGTCGGTTACATCGAACAACACGAGCGGCACGGCGCGCCCGAGCGTGCAGCCGACGATTGGTCTCGTTCCCTTCCTCCGGGTGATTTAAATGCTTGTTCAAACCGATCTCAGGACGCATCCGACGGCGGCGGCGCGGAATATCTATTATGAGGCTGCCGCACCGATCACGGCGAACAACGTGCAGGATGCGATTGAGCAGGCTGCTGCGCTTGGCGCGGCAATAACACCTACCATCGTTGTATTCGGCCAGTCGCCTTATACGCCTTTGGCTACGGATAAATTTTTGGCGGTAGATACCACCGGAGGGCCGGTTGTCATCAATTTGACCGCATCGGCGTCGCGCAACGGCCTCCCCCTCATTGTGAAAGACGACAAGGAAAATGCCGATGTCAATGCGATTACCGTCAATCGTAATGGCGCTGAATTGATTGATGGCAAAACTTCGATATTGATGGATTCCAAATCCATCGCGATCAAGTTTGCGCCGGTGACTGGAGGCTACGATATTGTTTAAGAAACTGATTGCCGCAGTTCTGGCTGCATTTATTGTTGTTCCTGCTCTGGCGCAGCAAGGTATCCAGTTTTCGCCCGGCCAAACATTCGGCAACGATACGGCATCGGCGCGGCTGGGCCGCGCCGCCGCAATCAATGCCATCTTGGACCGTGCCAGCATCGTTAATGGAGCCGCTGCCGGCACGGCAAACACCTATTTCAACGGTGCGGGCAAATGGGACGTCAACCTCGATACTTTGGGTTTCGTCCGCAGTTCCTCCTACTATGAAGAGAACGCCACCACGGATCACGGCTTTACGTTGCAGGCGCGGACCACTGCGGCACTTGGCTATGCGGTTCCACGATTCAGATCGTCAAAAGCCAATAGTCCGACCGCGCTCGACATTTGGCCGTCCGGACCGACGCCGGTTGAGTCTTCCGGCAACGGCTTTACCTGGGTCGATTCCTGCGACGCCGATTTGCAGGTCAATGATCTCACTCCTATTCGCTGCGCCCGTATCGGGATGACATCGCAGGGGGCAACGATCGGCATGGTCAATTTCAACGGCGGGCTGCAGACACCCATCCTGTTCAATGTCGGTAGCGGGATGGGGACCGCGATCAAGGCCTCGATCGATACCAATGGTCTTTTCAAAGTCGGTCTTGGCACCGATACGCCGGTATACGGATCGCATTTTCAGGTCGCGCCCATCAGTGCGAATCCTTCGATGTCGATCCGCGACATGGTCAACCATTCGGAATTTTTCGCGGCGGCCTCTACGGTGGTCGTGTTAGGATCATCGACCAACCATGCGGTGAACTTTCGCACATTCAACGTCGACCGGGCGGTTCTGGGCGCTGGCGGCGGATTCACGATCGGCGCGCCGACCGGCGGCAACAAGGGCGACGGCACCATCAATATGACTGGCTGTTTCGTCAACAACGTTGCGTGCCTGACGCAGCTTTCAACCGCAAGCGGCGCGCTCGGCGCCGACGTCGCCCTCAATAATACCGGGCTCTATTTCGACGGGCCTTCGATGGCGCAAGGCACCAGCGGCACATGGTTCGTCGTTGGCAAGGTGGCCCTGGTCGATACCGGAGCTGCGGCTGCGATGGCCTGCAAGCTGTGGGATGGCACGACTATCATCGACAGCGGGCGGGCCTATACGTCGGCGGCAACCTTCGTCTCGACGCTGACGCTGGCCGGCATCATCGCCAATCCGGTCGCGAATTTGCGCGTGTCCTGCGGCGACCCCAGCGCGGTTACCGGCAAAATACTGTTTAACTCGTCGGCGAATTCTCTGGACAGCACCATCCGCGGCATAAGGATCAACTAGACCATGAAGAAAATTGCACCCCTGATGACTTATCAAGTCCCTCTGCTTAAGCCGGCGCATCCACGGCTAAGGTTTTGGCCGTGGATCGTTCTAGCTTTGACTTATCTCGCCATGGCGGTGTGGGCGTCAGCAGTGTTCGCACAAACGCCTGACGCCACTACGATGAACCGTATCGCGGGCGCTTTGCAGGCGCAGCGCAATTCGGCGATGGATCAAAGCGCCGGGCTACAGGCCAAGGTGGATGTTCTTTCCGACGAACTGGAAAAGGCGCGAGCCCGGATCAAGGAGCTCGAGCCAAAGCCGGAAGCAAAGACTGAAAAGCCAAAGGAATAATTCATGGCCATTGATCGAAAGTTATTCTTCTCTGGCATCCGACAAAGCCCATTCCCTGGCAAATTGACCTCGGGCCAAGTCTCCGGAACGTCGGCCATCATTGACGAGTGGGAGAGGCGCAAACTAACCGATCTGCGGTGGCTTGCCTACATGCTCGGCACCGTGAAATGGGAAACTGATCACAGCATGCAACCCATCATTGAGGGCGGTGGCAGCCGCACTCGCTCCAATCGTCAGCGAGCGAGGCCGTGATGTTCCGCGCCGGAGGCAATATAACCGGCCTGACCGTTGGAGTGGCATATTGGTTTGATCTGGCCGTCAGCAATATCGCGACGGGCACGACGGCGACCGTCAGCAATATTTCTTGCGACGCATTCGAGATACCATAAAGGACTGCAACCGGAGAGCATCAATGACCATCTGGCCTAAAGACAACACAGCCGCGAAGAACGCATTTTACGGCAATTTCTTGGAGAAGGCTTGGGCGAGCCAGTATCTGGTTCGCATTCATCCGCAGTTCGTCATCTACTATGCCAAGAAGCCGATGCCGGCTGGCGTCCTTCTCAACAAGAAGTGCGCTGCGGCTATGCAGGCGGCATTTGATGAGATTTGGGAGAAGTGTGGCCACGACCAAAAACAGGTCGATAAGGCCGGGGCCTCTGATTATGCCGGTTGCTTCAATATCCGGAAGATTGCCGGGAGCAACAATTACTCCAATCATTCGTGGGCCTGCGCGATTGACCTCTCCCCTGGTACGAATGGATTTAATATGAAAACCACGCTATCAACGGTGGTGATCGACGCATTCAAGCGACAAGGCGCGCGGTGGGGCGGCGACTATAAGGGGCGGAAAGACCCGATGCACTTCGAATTCGTTTCATCTTAGAAAGGGATCAATCGTGAATAGCACACAGGTTCAGACGACTTCAGCAACACTTGCTGGCGTGCTCGCCGGCTATGCCGCCGGACACGGCTGGCTTGGGCTAGACTTGGGAGCGTGGACCGCCATCATTGCCGGTGGAATCGCTATTTGGCCCGCCATCGTTACGCGGGCTACGTCGCTCAAAAATACGGTGGGCGGCATGAAGAACACCACTGTCGTTACCGACGCAGCGAGTGCTGCGGCTCTCCCCGACAACAAGGATGTGGTCGCAGCAACCCCGGCGATCGTGGCCGCCATCAAGCAGGCACAGTGACATGAAACGCATCGCATCAATTATCCTGATCGCGCTATCGCTCGGTGGCTGCGCCAAAGAGATGGCGCTGTTGGGGACTATCCAGCAAGTCGCCACGGCGGCCGTCCCGGCCAGTGTCGTTATCCCCGCCGCCAACGCATTCGATATCTTGAAGGGCACGGCGACGAATTATGGCAGGTATTGCGCCAACAAGATGCCGGAACCGATCTGCTCGGCGAGCAACCGCCGCGTGGTCGTCAAGTTCGTCCGTTCGGGCACGGCGGCGCGCAGTCAACTGGAGGATAGCGTAACGAGCGGCACGCCGGCTGCGGCATCGGTCTATAACGTCCTCGTGGCGGCCGTGCAGGGTTTACAGGGGACGCCTGCCGCGTCGTCGCAATTTGGAGCAAAATAATGGACCCGACACTCATCATCAGCGCCGTCGGCGGCGTCATCAGCCTCATCAACACCGTGCTGCCGCTGATCCACAAGAGCAGTGCCGGAAGTACCGCCATGGGAACGGTAGTCGACACGATCATCAAACTTGAACCTCTCGTGACGGATCAGGTTGGCACGCTCTACACCGGCATCAAGAACATCATTGCATCGGTCAGCGCGCACCCTGCCACGACGGCCGATCAAATGGCGGCGTTGCGCGCGTTCGATAAGCAGGTAGACGACGCATGGAACGCGATCGAGGCTCAACTGGACCCGGATGCGGCGTGACGACCAGGGCTTTCACCTATTATCTCGATGGGCGCCTATATGAATGGGTAATGGGCGCGGCGATGATATTTTTTGGCATCGCCATGCTGGTTTTTCCGCGCATGGCGCATGGCAGTATTCTGTCGATCCTATCGGCGGTTTTCAACAGCTATGCGATGGGGATTATTTTCTTTGCATTGGGGTTATTGAGACTGGCTGCGCTCATTGCGAACGGTCGATCCATGCAAATAGGTCCCCGCATTCGATCTTTCGTCGCCATGTTCACTTCGGCGCTATGGACTACCTTTGCGCTTTCCATGGCGCGTGTTTCATTCGATCAAGGCTTCCCGTCTCCGATGGTATTCTTCTGGAGTATGTTCACTTTAGCCGAAGTCTACATCTCCTATCGGGCGGTCCTCGATGTTAGAACTGGTCACTGAGGCATCGCGGGTGTTGTCGTCATGGCCTGTAGTTAACGGGTTTTTCATTATCGTGATCACATTCCTTTCTATCATGATGATGCGCCGGGGCGAGAAGGAGCGCAAAAACGGAGGTAGTTCCAGCATGGAAATTCCGATGTTTCTGATGGGCGGCCCGGTGCACGATGCCATGGGCGCGTTGCATGATATGGCGGAGGAAAGCCGAACCACGAACGCTATTTTGCGGGATATCTGCAAAGGGTTGGATGATTCGAACCGCAACATGATCCATACCCATCGGCTGCTGGAAAATATTTTGAACGACAATGCATTACGACCGGCTCGCCAGAGGTGAAATGTCAGGGACCGTCGAATGGGCGATCCTGATTTTCCTCGGCGGCAGATTCAGGACCGGAATTTTCTGATCAAATATGATCTCTCGATCGGCGGTCTGGAAAAAGAACTCCAGCATTTGAAGAACAATTTCAAGCAGCATCAAATAGCTTCCGCAGAAGAGCATGACGACCTGATCCGGTCCAAATCCGAGATAGATCGGCTGGGTAAGATCATCAATGGGAAACATTGATGGCTATTGGCCAACACCGCTAGGGCGCGCGAATCCATCTTCCTAGAGCGAGCCACGCAAGCCGGTTGAGTGCGGCGGCAACAAGAAGCGACGCCAAGGCGGCGCCGAGCCATCTAAAATATATGCCATGATAATAGGCGTAGAGGCAAAGGCAGACGACCGTAGAAGCAATTGCTAGCTTCATCATATTATAGGTGATGAGAAATAATATTTTTCCCATGGGGTTCTCTCCGTGTTCGCTTATGCGGACCTGCCAGCATCTGTGATGCGCCAGTAACCATTATTAGTTCCAGTGCCGTCATAAGTGACGAGTCCCCAGCGCTTGCAGGTTTTCCGGGCCGCCGCCAGCATTTTTCATATCTTTGGTCGTCGCAATGCCGCCAAACGCCAAAAGCTCGTGCAAGAATAGAAGTTCGCTCTGTTTAATTAGACGCACGGTCATTCCATTCGCTTTTGATATTTCGGCGATGGCCGTTCGCGCGGCGGTGGTGTTGAGATAATGATGCCAGATGGGCGGTTATCGCACGGCGCGCTGACCGTCGTTACCAGACCGTCGCGGGTCATGACGTTGAACGTGCATTTCTCTGGCTGCGGCGTCAAGATTTGTTCGGGCTGGTATTTGCTGCAGTCGTAGATTGGGAGGCCGTCCACAGTCACAGTCGGGCGGCATTCGTATCCCTTGGCGGTTCCGCCGGCCAGATGGGCGGCGATGAGGATAACGGCGGCGGATTTCATTTTGGGCCTTGCGGATCAGTTCGGGTTGGTCGTAGGTTCCGGTTGCGGGCGAATGCCCCCAACCCGCGCTTTGTAGTCCTCACCTTCGGCCCGAGTGGGAATCGCTCGGGCCGTTGGCGTTTATCCCTCCCAAGCCTTGACGCAGACGGGAACGATTGGCCGAATCAATTCACGCATGGCGTCTGCGTAGACCCTGATTTCATATTGGGCGTGGCCATCGCAGCGGAGCGTCAGGAACTTGAGTAGGTTCAGCAGATCGACCGATGCAAACATATGGCTGTAGGTCGCCACCGGCAATACGGATCGTGCCAATTCGCGGGGCACACCATCTTCAAGCAGCATTCGATACGCTCGGAATGCATGCTCACACGTTGCATTGATGTGGGCGGCTGCCACGGTATTTTCGCCGCTGATATCTCTGGCCTGCTTGCTGTCCTTGTTCTGCAAGCCAATCTTGTCGGGCGCAGGCACATAGAATTCCTCGGGCAGTTCCCGATAGCGGGCACTCAATTCGTTGTAGGACCATGTTCGATGCCGGTGCCACTGTCGGAAGACGAAGATAGGAGCCTTGACCTCGAACGTGAATGACACGGCCTCGAACGGCGTCGTGTGGTGGTTCTTCCAGAGATAATTAATCAGTTTGGCGTCGGACCCCTGATCCTCACCAGCCCGCCATGCCGCATCATAGGAGACCCGTGCAGCACGCGCCACGGACAGGTCGCTGCCCATATAGTCGACCAGCCGTACAAAGCCATGGTCAAGAACGTCAACGCGATCCATTGTCTATCTCCATAATTGAGTGCTTGAGGTAGTTGGCTTGATCAAGACATTCCTCGTAGGCATGTTGCAGCCAATCGCGGAGCGTCAGGTCGGTGCGATCAAGGGTCATACCGTATTTTTGGATGCCAAATTGCGACCGCTTCAAAAGGTCGGCGCGGACGGATTCAACGACTGTATCAACTGTGTCTTTCATTACCGTGACCCTCCGCCAAATCTTGGCGCCGGCAGCGTGATGCTGGTGACGCTTGGCTCCGCCTCAAACCCGGCCCCAAAGCGCTTGCCGACTTCCTCAGCGTTTATTTCCTCGCTTGGGGGGTCCGGTGGCTCTGGCGAAGGAATCGTACCTGGGACCCGCGTAAAGGCTGCGTCGCGTATCTCGGCATGAAGGTCCCCGAGCTGGCTGACCATCATGGCGACCGCGCCCTCCATCTTGGCCGATACCCGAATGGCAACGCGCTCGTATTGTTCCCGCGACGCGCTGATGCGGGTGATTTCCGCAGTGAGAAAATCGACCTTATAGGCCATTTTCTCGTTCTCGGTATTCGCGTCCCGGAGTTGGTTGGAAATCAGGAGGATTTCCTGCCGTGCGTGGGCGAGGTCGCTTTTGATGCCGTCGTACTCGTCCATGAATCGGGCGGCGGTGCTGGCGTCGTTCATTTAGGTTTCCTATCGTTTGGGGAATGGTGGCCAATAGCCCGATACTGCTGGATGTTTTGGCAGCATTGAATTGATGACAGCAGCGATATCGTCTGCGGTTTGCTGGGACCGCAGGCGGACGTCTGAGCCGAGAAACTGATGCCGAATGGTCTCTTGCTGGCGGACCATGGCGATTGCTTCGTCTCTCGGCATGAATTGGATGAGACTGGCGAGATAGACCTCGGACGTAAATTCACCGTCGCGGTATCGCTGGGATAGCGCGTCGATGAGTTCCGCTACGTCGCGTTCGTGGTAAGCCATCATGCGGTCCCTGATCGGTTGAATGGCGCGAGTGCGTTGAGCATCTTGCGAAATTGCTTGGTGCCGTCGCCCGCGATATGATTGATTCCTTCAAGTCGGCAATCGCGGCACAGCATCGGACTGCCCGGAACTGTGATATTGATTACCGTATCCAGAATAGTTTTGGATGCTTTGCAGTTGGGACAGTACCACGGCTGTCGCATCAGCACCTCGAATTCGCCGTCGTATCCGCTGGCGCGTTTCGCGTTGATGAGGTCTACAATCTGTGGGGCGTTGGCCATCACCATGCCGCCCATTTCGTGGTGCCGTCCCGCGCTACTTCTGCGTACTCCACCGATCGTTTGCCCGAATGTGAATAATAGTCCGTTCGCTCACCCGGTATTTGATCGCCAGCCGGTTCGCCAAACCCGGCGGCGCCCGCGTCGAACCCCGCGCTTTCTGTAGCTTGTCGGCCATCTTGAAAACCTTGCGGATTTCTCGGACCTGTTCCAGCGTAAGTTTGGGATTGATAGCGGGGGATAGTCCGGCCCGTGGCGAGTATGGGCGTTTGCTGAATGGCCGCTTCTTTGGCATAGAAATACCCTTCCAGATAGGCGAGACGTTCGGCATTGCGGCGGGCGATGGCCTTCATATTGTTGATCTCGTAATTTGCATCATCCAACCGGCGCGCCACATCCATCAGTTCAATTTGGATATCTGTGTTGTCGACTTGAGAACGATCGATATTCGACCTCAGTTCGTCGCCCATGTTGCGGAGGGTGACAATGGTTCGTTCCATCTGGGCCATCTGGCGGCGCTGCCAGCGGATCGTGATGGATGGTTTTTCACCTCGGGGGATTTTTTGCGGCATATTTTGCTCTCTGAATTGCTCGATTGGTGATTGCCGCGCGCTCTTTATTGAGGCGCAGCCATTCGCGTTTAGTAACGTCGGCGGCTTCTAGAATTTCCTTTTCGGTTCTGGATAGGAAGGCGCGCCAGTCCCATTTCGGTTGGCGAGGGGTCCAATCAATCTCGGTCTTTGGCATAGTGGACCTTTGGCTCCGGCATCTGGCCCATTTCCTTCAACTTGCGCAGAAGCGCCAGGCACGCATAGGCGTCGGCCTTCGCGGTATGGTCGCCGAATTCCTCCATGTGGAAGAACACGCAACACTCGCTCAGACTCGGCCACTTGTAGCCGCCGCGATTGCCCCGTGGCGGGATTTTGCAAATGTCCGTCAGCGCTCGCATGGTGCAGATGTTCGGCGCGCGCTCGAAACGGTCATCCATGCCGGCGCGTCTGAGCTCCGCCCTCAACATTTTTGCATCATGTTGGCTGTTGTGACATGCCATGATGCGTCCGTTATCGACGGCGCTGGAATATTCGTTCAGCGCTTCGGTGACTGGCACTCCATGCTCATTGAGAAATTCGTCGGTGATGCCGTTCACCTTGGTTGACCCTTCCGTCATCTGCCATCCATCCGGCCGGATGTAGACCGAATACTCGCGTTCAACGTTCAAATCGGCGTCGACATAGATCAGGGTAAGCGATGCCATGCGAGGCTGGCCGTCGGCATCGGCTGGCAATTTATAATCGAAAAGGCCATTTGATTCTGTGTCGGCCACTATGTAGGTGGGGCGGCTATCGATGATCGCGGGGGTATCGTCCATGTCGCTCATTTGAAGTCCTCGTAGCTTTCTGTGGGTGGTTCGGGGCGGTTGTCTGGCGGCGTAGGCAGGTTTGATCGGCTGGCGTTGCGTCGTTTGTAGTTTTCTTCGCAATATTCGACGATATCGAAGCCGAGTAGTTGATTGAGAACATAAACGCCTCTGGCTTTGAACCGCTTGAATTCGTCCTCGTTCATGGCCAATTCAGCGATGCTTTTCGGCATGTAGATTATCCCGCCATCCAGTTTTTGCAGCGGTTTGACGTGCCCGACCGCGACCTTGACGGCATCACCCAAAGCGTCGGCATCCTGAAATCCTTCCAGATGGTCGAGGGCCGCGCGCAACAGCACATGCCAATGCGCAAGGTTCTTGGCCGAACGGGACTTGCGATAGGTGAGGACGACGGTATCGCCATCCTTCACCGTTTCGAGTAGTTCTTGGGCTGCGAGGTCGGCTGGCTCGAAATGGCTGCCAATACGACGAAAATTGCGGCCGTCGAGTTCTGCCATGGCTAACCTCTGGTGCCGTGCGGAGGAATATGCAGGGCGTCATGGTCGGGCCATCCATGGCGGATTCTCTGGTAAACCATTCCCCTCTGAATACCCAAAATCTCGCACGCAACGGTTATGGGGATTTCTTTGCCATGTAGATTTATCAAGCGGTTGCTCCGCTTGTTCCTTTGCTGATCTACCATCAGAGACCATTGGCAATTCTTCGGGTCGTAAATTCCGTTATTATCTATGCGGTCGATGGAATGCTTGGGACTCGGCTTTATCCCCATGTCGATAAGAAAGTTTTCAAACTTCTCCCACCTAGCGCATACATATATTCCGCGGCCTCCGTAATCTTTCCATGACCTGTGATCTTCTCGCTTGCATCTGTCGTGCATCCCGACCCATGAATTGTAGGTGGGGGTGTTTGACATGCCGTGGGTTGCGGTCGCCCTACCCGCCTCTACCTGCATGCATCCGCAGGATTGGGTATTGCCAGAGCGCAGATGCCTTGACGCCGCTTCCTTGATGCCGCCGCACGAGCATACGCAGGACCATATAGCCCCGTGGTCGTCAATGCCCGCCAAGGACAAAACAGTCAGTCGGCCGAACTTCTCGCCTTCCAGTCTTTTGATTTGTCCTGGCATTATGACAGCCTCTGTTCATGCTTTCGGTACAACCCTTGAGCCGCGTCTTGGTCCGGCGGGAAGTCGAGTTTCGCTACCAGCGGTTCACAAACTTCGTCCCATACGCTTTGAAGCATGTCAGGATCGTCAACGGCATCAAGTTCGCCGTCGATGGCCTTCAAGATTGCCTCGGGGTCGGTCGGTGCGTCGGTCGCGTCGCCGTCCATATCTCCGGGCGCGTCCATATCGGCAGGCGGCGCGGCTTTCTTCGCGGCCTTGGCGTCGGCCTTTCCCTGTTCATAGGCGAACTGTTCTGCCGCTCGCTTGAGTGCCGAATTCACCTTCGCATTGCAACTCGGCTTGCCCTTTGCCAGCCGCGCTAGAGGGTCGGCGTTCAAATCCGACCACTTGAGCAGTGTAGCCTTATCGGGCGATGTGTTTATCATCGTGATGAATTTTTCAGTCCACGTTTCAAATGTCTCGCCCGTACCTGGGATTTTGTGCGGCTGCGGTCCCAGATCGGACGGCCCATCGTCCTTCGGTGTCGCCGCTTTCGGCGCCGTGGTGCGCGGCGGACCGGAACTGATCGGGTCGGACTTGGCCTCCTTCGGCTGACGCGGCGGCGGGGTGCCGTCGCGGGCTTCCTCGGGCTCCGGCTCGGGCTTGTTCGCCGTGGCCTCGATTTGCTTTGGTTGATCGGGCGGCACATTAACCTGACGGGGAGGTCCCGCGTCATGAATGACGCCGCCTGCGGCGATTTTCTCGCCTTCATCAGGGTCGTAGATGCCGGCAAAGCCGAATGCGTATCGTGCCGCCTGAATCATGGATTTGTGGCGCAGCATCCGATGCTCCATCTTCCACGGGTCCGTGGCGCGCTTGCACTCACTCAGGTATTCGGTGACGTTGACGGGATATTCGCGGTCCTTGCGGTGCATGGTGCAAGTGAAGGAAACCAGCTTGCCGTCCGCCGTATGCTCCGGCTCGAACTGGTAGCCGTTGCACATCGGGTGCGAGTTGACGAGGTTCACCCACCCATCGATTGACACGATGGGGACGATGCCGCCGCCCTTGGCTGGGAATGCGTAGATTTCCTTGATGAGAGGGTTGAGGTCGTAAGTTTTGGCGACCAGCAGGAACGCCGCGAACTGTTCCGGCGTGGCGGTCGGCATCCCGCACACGGCGCGAACTGTCCTGCTGAATTCGTCCGGGTTGAGGGAGTACTTGTCGGCCATATAGTCGAGAAGCATCATCTTGCCTTGCGGCACATGGTCAACGATGGCGACTTCGTTCTTGGTCATTGATGCGTCCTTCGGTTTGTTCTTGGAACCCTTTGGCCTAGGCATTTTATGCCCCTAGACCGGAAATGATTTGGTGAGCCTCGTTTATGCACGTGGAGCAATAGATTTTGCCCTCTTCGTAGTCTGCACCCATGCGAACACCGCGCTCAATGTAGTCTGAGCATCCAGCGCACGACAAATAGGTCCAAGACTTGTTCCCAATGATATCGGCAGCGGCGCTGATAGATGGATTGTCGCCGAGGGCGCAGAGATTTTCGCAAATACCTTGGTCGCCTTCACGAATCCATTTACCGCCCCTGACGCGCTCGCGTTCCCATCGCTGGGCTATGCCACGCGCGCTTGCCACTTCTATGCTGACATACTTGGCTCTCATCTCACATCTGCCTTTTCTTCCACGGTTGCGCACGGTGTATCTATCCCTGCGTCTACGGCCCTCTGTGCAAGGTTCAAAAGCACGTTGTAGACTTCGGGCATTCCGCCGAATTGCTCCCATGCTTTGAGCAAGTCGATTTTGGTCACGACTTTCTTGGTGCGGACACTCGCCGTACGGCCGCTGCCACCTTTGATCTGCGCGGATGGTGCTGGCATGTTCGGCGCGACTGGGGGCGGTGGCGGAGGAGGCGGGGGCTGGTTCGCCTCCTCCGCGCTACGGACGGCCGCAGCGTGTTCGGCGGCCTTCCGATCGGTTTCGGCCTGCGCCTTGCGGGCGGCCTCGCGTTTCGTATCTTCCCACGCGCCCAAAGCCTTCCGGATGGTGTCCGCGCCATTCGCGGCGTCATCTCGGATTGGAAACCAGACCTCCCGAATGCGCCTTTGCTCGTCCAGCAGCGGCCGGTTCAAAGCTTCATATGCCTTGGTGGCCTTGCCGCTCAATCCGGTGAGGGCGCTGCGGAGGGTCTGAGCTCGAGCTGCGGCTTCGTCGCTCTCGATGACCTTGTAGGCGTCCAGGCCAGCCCGCGCGGCGGCGATCTCGGCCTTGAGAGAACCGGCCGGGTCCGCATCTGGGTCGACCTCGGGGCCTTTGGCGGTCGCGGCGGCGCTAGTATCGTTGTCAGGCCAGCCCATGCCGTCGATTTTGGACCAGTACCATTCCGATGGGATGGGATTGCGGGCAGCATGAACCCAGACCTCGTATATGCGAAGCGGGTCGCGCGGTTGCTTGCCGTTGATATGGCACCGTTGCTCGCCGGTCTCGGCGTCTTTCCAGTAGGCGACGGGTTCGAATGTGCCGTCCTTGCGCTTCTGGCGGTAAAAGCCGCTCTCGGGCGAGTCGGCCGATATCTGGCCTCGGGTGCCGGCGAGGGCATTCTGCCACCATTCAAACGAATCGTTATCGCGGATAACAGTGGTTGTGGGGTCGCTCATGGCAATGTGTCCTCAAACGTGGGGTGTTGCTCGCCTTTAAGGCGGATTTTTCCAGCATTCTCGCAAGATATCATTCGGATGCGCAGGCCGATGTTGTTGCCGTCGCCAAGCTGGTTCATCAGCCATCCGATGCAGTGCGCGTCGTGACTTTCGTGGCAGGCCATTGCTTTGCCGGAACCGCGAAAGTCGCCGGGGGCCGCAATGGTTTCGGCTAGGGTAGCGTGCTTCCGCTCGCAATAACCATTCGGGATATCGTGCGGGTCCACGTCAACGCGCCACGGGCATTTCTCGCACTGCACGGTGCGCTTGAGTTTCCATGTCATTTTGAAAACTTCCTTTTCTGCGGCCCGAATCCTCGGGATTTGATTTTGGTCCGCGCCTCTTTCGGCAAGCGCGGCTTGATAGTGGTGCGGGGTTTTCTCGCGTGGCCCCCGTCGCCTCCGTATTCAGCGTAGAGCGTGGCGGCGATGTCGAACGGGTCAATCCCGCGCCGTTCCCAAAATGCGGTCTCGTCGGCGTGCTGGCTGTCGGGGGCCATCCGATGGCACCATCCGTTGAGCGGCACGGCGTCCTTGTCGTGGGGCTTGATGCCCATAGCGAAAAACCCTAGCCGAATATGGGCGGCTTCGCTCGGTGCCGCGCGGTTGCACCCGCAACAGCATGGCAGCCTCCGCAGGAAGCGGAGAAAGCCGGAATCCAGCAACCTGGGTTGGCGCGCGCGGACTTGGCTCACGAGCAATGGCCAACCAAAACTAGGGCGATGCCAAACCCAATGCCAAGCCCCATTATAAATCCGCCGACCGTCGGATATTTCATTTTTTGGCCTTTCGACCTTTTCCAGTTTTCTTCGCCGCCTCTGCGACCATTGCCTTGAGGGCTTCAATCGTCGGCTTGGCCCGCGCGTTTTTACCGGCGCGGGTTTGCGCGGCCAGTATTTTGAGTTGCGCCTCGCGCGGGCCGATGTCTTTACTCACTAGCTCGCCTCACTTTGTCCATTTCGCGAAGCATTGTGCCAATGTGCCCCCGACAACCTTTGGTGCACAACCAAACAAAATCATCCAAGACAGCGCAATCGCGCACATACCCGACAGAACGTAGATCATTGCATCCCCGCTGGCGTGAGAAACCAAGCCGCGACGATTGCGCCGAAGATGATCGCGTAGGATGCGTATTCGGCGATCATCATGGCGACGCTGGCCGCCGCATCAAGCGCGTTCGGCTCTCTTTCCGGTCGCGGCGGGTCGTCGCTGAGAAGCCGGACCATTTCGTCGGGCCATGTGCCCGTATTTTTATTTGAAGTAGATGGCAATTTGACCTCCAATTATTGAACCAAAACAGAAAGCGCCTGCGAGAACTATTCCCGGATGGCTTAAATCTTCGGGGTTGGTGAGCGCCATAAATATAATTGACACCAAAAACCCCGAGAGTATCTGCCATCCGATGATCACAGAAACACTCCCATTGTGATGAGCCAAGCCACGGCGAGGGCCGCAGCGGCGATGATGAAAGACTGGATGCGGGCGGCGGAGGTCACGCCTCCACCACGCGGGTTGCGGCCTTGCGGATCAATTCGGGGCGGGCGGCGGCGCGAGCGCGGATTGCGGCGGCGGTGGGCTTGAAGCCCTCGCGGGTTTTCTTGACGCTATAGCCGTACCAGCAATGCTCAAGGCCATGCGCGCCGACTTCCCAAACGTCGTAAAAGCGGTTGTCTGAGGTTTCGATAATCATTCTATTCTCCCGTTGGGCGAGGGCGCCGTGCCCTTGTGAATGTGCCCCTATCAATAATCGCGTCGTTTCGGAAACGCAATAGTTATTTTGACATTTTATTGGGGATGGTTTAGAAACCGTGCATGGCAAAGATCAGGACGATTGGGTATGAGAAAATCCTCAAGCAATTTTATGAGGATGGAAAGCGCCACGGGGCCAAAAGCCGACTGGGGAGGGCATTGGGCCAAAGCCGGGCGACCGTGGACGCATGGGAGCGCCTTGGCATTCCCCTGAAATACGCCGAGCAGCTCAAAAAGCTGACCGGCCTCGAATTCGGCGATATATGGAAGGTCCCGTCATGAGGCGTACAATAGCTCTTTGGATTTGTCCGGAATTGCAGGATAATCTTGACGCTCTCCGATCTGGAAATACGAAGATCGTTCTTGAGAACGAGTGCCTTATGGATGAATTATCCTCAGAGCAAATCGCCCGATGCCGCAAAAGAGCGGCAGTTCTCATATTGGATGCCTAGATGAACAAGGTCTGGTTTTACTGCGAGGGCGAGGTCGTGCCATCCGAGGTATTCGATGCGGTCGTGGCCCTGCGCGGGGCACCCGGCGGGGATAATTCGCAGTGCCGTTTCCCAATCGGCGATACCCGCGCGCCCGATTTCCGGTTTTGTGATAAAGACGCCGCCTCCGGGAGCGTCTATTGTTCGGAGTGCTCCAAAATATCGTATCAACCGAGAGGATAACCCGTGGCCCGAACCAAAGTAGCGAAAACCGACAACATCGTTGACCCAGAAATGAAGAAAACCTTCATTGAGATGCGCGACCACTTCTACTCGCTGGACGAGCGGGCGAAGTCGGCGGCGGCCAAGCGGCGCCAGTACCTGAAAGAGGCCAAAGAGGCTGGGTTCTCCCTGCAGCAGATCAAAATCTCGCTGTTGCTGCAAACCCCCGAGGGCGAGGCCGAGTTCAAGGCCGAGATGGCGAACCGTCTGCTCGCGGCCGCATACTCCGACGCCGACATCGGCGACCAGCTTTCGTTGTTCCTCGATGGCGACCGGACGCCAGCCGTTGATCGGGCATTCCGAGAGGGTCAGAGCATGGCCATGAAGAATGAGGCTGCGGTTCCGAAATATGATCCATCGACGCCCCAGCACGCCGCTTTCATGGATGGCTACCACGCGGAACAGGAGCGCCAGGTCAAGGCCGGCATCGGCAAGCTGGACGCCAAGGCCGCGAAGGCGAACAAGAGTGGCAAAAAGGCTGCGGCGAAGGTCGGCAAGCCCAAGGGCAGGCGCGGCCGGCCCGCGAAGCCCAAGACGCCGGACCTTCTGGAAGCCGCTGGCGTGCCCGCTGAGCGCGTTCTGATCAAGAAGGCGGATAAGGACGCCAAGGCGGATGCGAAGGCGCCCAAGGCCGATGCGCCGCCCCGGAAACCGGTAGCAACCCCGGTGACGCGAGCTACGCTGGCCGCGAGTCGTGAGAAAACGCGCGAGGAAGCCGACAGTTATTTTACTCAAACCAAGCCTGCCGGGAACGCCTGATATGGCCGTCATAGACAAGCACAGGGGCGCAATTTCTGAGCTGCGCGCATGCTCTTATTTGCTCAGTTCCGGATACGAAGTATTTCGTAACGTCAGCGCCCACGGATCAATTGATGTTATCGGCATCAAGGATGGGAAGGTTTATTATTTTGATGTGAAATCCGCCCGGCTCGCGGCGGACGGCAGCATATTCCCTCCGTCCCTTACCCCAGAACAACACAGGATCGGCGTTTTGGGATTAATGGTGCTTCCTGATGGGTCGATAGCTATAGCGGACCGGACGTGGGGTAATTTAAAAGATGTGGAGTGTCCGGAGTGCAAGACGGTATTTTCTCCTCGGAAGGCTCATACGAAGTTTTGCTCTCCGGAATGCCGGTCGGCAAGATGGAATGCTTTCAAGTTGGAGAAGCGCGTTGCGTCTAAATCGAAGGGAACCGCGTAATCCCAGAGCGAAAGCAACCAGAGGCAAACCCGGAACGGCTGGGGTCAAAGGCCCCGTAAGACAATCAACCACCGGAACTGGGTTGTAAGTAGGCTGGCCCGGGCGGACGGGCACGGCGGCCTCGGGTAAAACCGGGGCCGTTCGTTTCTGCAATCTACTTGGCGTGAGATGGCTTTTTCTGGAATACACTTTCAGGAGTGCATGTGGTGGCTGGATACAAGCGAATCACCAAAGGCGTCATGGGCAGCGGCGCAAACCGCGACCCTAAAATCCGCTTGATGCGTGGAGCTAAAACCGCCGTCGAATATAAATATGGAATGGGCGGCCTTCCCAAGGGTGCAGGCCACACGCGGAAGCCGATCACGCTGCCTCCGACGCCGTGGGATAAACCGAAGTGAGAATAGCCGCATTCGATCCCGGAATTAACGGCAGCGCCGCGTTGCTAGTTCGTGGGGGCGATTTCGACCCCGCGCCGCGGTTCCTTGATATGGTCGATCTGGCAACCATTCCCGACGGCGAGAAGCGCCAGCTTGACGCCAGCTTTATCTGCGACCTGATGGAAAAGTGGGTTCCGGACGTGGTGGTGATCGAGAACGTCCAGCCGATGCCGTCGATACCTGGGCCAGACGGCGCGCGGCGGTCCATGGGCGCGGCGAGCTCGTTTCGGTTCGGATTGGCCTGCGGGATGATTCGCGGCGTCGTGGCGGTCTACACAACGCCTGTGGTGATGGTTCACCCGCAAAGCTGGAAACGGCACTTTGGCCTGAAAGGGCCGGATAAGCAGATGTCAGTGGAACTGATCAAACATCGATATCCAGAGGCCCGAAAATTCATCACACTAAAAAAACATCATGGACTGGCTGACGCATGCTGCCTTGCCCTCTATCATGCGGAAAAAATGGGGATGTTCTGATGCCAGCTTTTATCGATTTGACGGGTCGCATTCTTGGCGATTGGGAAGTTATGCGCGTGGGATCGTTCAAGCCCATCTATTGGCTGTGCAAATGTTCCTGCGGGATGACCCGTCTAGTTCTGGCCAATTCGCTACATAGCGGGCGGTCGACTGGCTGCGGCTGTCGACAATATGCGGATTTAATTATCCGCCAATTGCGCCACGGACATTCCCAGCGCAGGACGAAATCCCGTGCCTACACCATCTGGAAGCATATGAAAGGCCGATGCCTAAACGAAAATAACGATGATTTCTCTTACTATGGCGGCCGTGGCATTTCGGTTTGTGAGCGATGGATGGTATTCGAGAACTTCCATGAAGATATGGGCGACCCGCCGCTGGGCAAGTCGATTGACCGCTTCCCCGACAAAAATGGAAATTACGAAAAATCAAACTGCCGATGGGCGACGCAAGGGCAGCAGGTTGAGAACAGGCGCTCGTATGCGGAAACGGGATATCGTCAACCGCGTGGCGCAGCATCTCCCTGCTCCAAACTGACTGTTGAACAGCGTGAAAAAATCTGCGCAACGCACGGCCTATCTCAGACTGCTATAGCCGTGATCTACGGTGTATCGCAGGCAACAATATCGAATTTGATGAACGGAAAGGTTTGACGCCGGCCTGATGGCGTGCTGGTACTCCGAAAAGCGCGGGATGCTCTAGCCCTTGTTCGTGAACGTCGCTCACGCAATACCTTGTACTTGACGGAAATGTGAAATCCCGTCCATATACGCAAACGGCCCCGCGTTGCGAGGCCGGCGTGATCCGAGAATAGCTCTTGGCGGGGCGTGATCGGACCAAAGTAGATTTGTTGATATGCGCTACGGTGCTTTTAGTCAACACGGTCTGCAAATTTTGGTTCCAATTACACCCCTCTCCCAAGTTCCTACCGGGTCCCGATTATCGGTTGAGCCGTTGGGGTTGCTCGGTTGTCCCTCCCCATAGAAGCCTTCGGATATTCGAGATGGTCGGCATCTGACGCGCCGGGTCCAAAAAAGGGGATCAACGTTCTTCCAGCTGAGCGCCCCGCCCCAATGAAGTTCGCTTCCCCTCTCAGGTCGGATGCCGGTGGCACGGGTCTGGGATATCTAAGGGGAAGTGCTGGCCTTGTTATGTCAAAAGTCAGGAATTAAGGACCCTATAAATGGCGCGGATGAATTGGTCGAAAGCCCGAAAATATTCCGGATATGAGGAAAAATATGATCCGGGAACCGTGTTGAGGAATGGCCGCGTGGTTGTCGGTAGTCGACATGGGCTGACGGCTCGCGCCGACGAAATGCTGGCTTACAAAAAGCCGGTAGCCAAACGCACAATGCAGGCCAAGGACTGGATGTCCCTCAAGGCGTTCGTGGCGAGCGCCGGGGTTGCGCCGTCCGAACTCCCCGGCGGAAGCGAGGGCATCAGGATTGCGGCGGCTGAGATTTATCGAATATCGATCGTGGGCAACATGGCGGCGGCCATCAAAGCCATTCCCAAAAAGAAACGGCGCGCGCTATGCAAGGCATACCGCACAAAGCATGGTCTGATGTCCCCAAAGCAAAAGGGCATGAAACGCAAGGCCATCGAAAATTCCGAACAAATGCGGGCCATCCGCGACCAACTCGACGCCACCGGCCACGGATACCACGTTCCGGAAAAGGCGGCGGCAAATGGGTAAATATGAGGATTTTCTCGACAAGAAAACGCAACTCGGAACCTATGACGGGTTCGAGGCCGAGTATTTTCCCGATGAAATGTTTGATTTCCAACGGTCGTTGGTTTCGTGGGCAGTATTGAAGGGCCGTAGCGCTCTGTTCGCGGATACTGGCCTTGGCAAAACGCTGATGCAGTTGACCTGGGCCGAGAACGTGGTCCGCAAGACGAATAAGCCGGTGCTGGTGCTGACGCCGCTGGCGGTCGGGGCGCAGACGGTTCGGGAGGGCGAGAAGTTCGGGGTTGAGTGCAAGATATCCAAAACCGGCGGCGCCAAGCCGGGAATTATCGTCGCCAATTACGAGAAGCTGCACCTTTTCGACCCGAAGGATTTTTCAGGGATGGTGTGCGACGAATGCTTTGCTGCCGGAACGAAGATTGATGTCGTTGATTGCGATGGCCGGCGCTCGGAGAGCGATATTGAAAACATTCGAGAGGGGGACTACATTCTGAATGCAGTTGGAGTTGATCGCGTTTCAGAGGTTCACAGGAGAGAAGTTCCTTATGCGGTCAAAGTCTCTGTTGGCGGTCAATCCGTCGTCTGTAGCCCCAATCATCCATTCTTCACCCAATCGGGATGGCGCGGGGCGATGGATTTGTGGCCAGGATCAAAAATACTGGCAACGGCTGCGGCCGTGCGAATGGTGCAAGAAGGACTTCGCCCCTCGTTGTGTCCAAGCGGCGAAAACGAGATTTTGCGGACGATCTTGCTCAGCGAAATGGCGGATGAGCCGGCCAGAGCATCTGGCCAAGGTGCATACTCCGGAGGTGGCTGCGAGGCGCGGGCAATCCAGATCGTCGTGGCTGAATTCTGGGAAGCCAAAAGCTCAAGCGGAGTTAGCGAGGTTTTCCACGATAAATCGCATGCACCTTCCGGAAACCCGCGCGAAACTGTCCCGCGCATTGAAAGAGAGGAACCACAAACCTTCCGTGCGTGGGGGGAATGGTCATCCGATGACCGAGGCTCAGGCCGCTTTGAAAGCTGTGATGTCAGGGAATTGGACGGCGGAATATGCTTTGTCACTGGGCCGATTAAAGCCGGGGTATCCGACGAATTACAAAATAGATTTGGCGAACGAAGGACTGAAAATCGCAATCGAGGTGGATGGTCACTCTCACAGATCGCGGAAGCATCTGGATCAGAAGAAAGACGAGATGCTGATTTCACTCGGGTGGACAGTATTGAGGTTTTGGAATTGGGACATCCTGACTTGGATCGATACCGGGATGCCGATGGAAAACTTTATTTCTATGACATTGGCGCAACACGGCATCCAAGTTTCTCGGTCGGTGGGTTGCTCGTCCACAATTCGGCGATTCTGAAATCGTTCGATGGCGTGCGACGGCAACAGATAACCGACTTCATGCGCAAGATGCGGTACCGCTTGCTTTGCACGGCTACGCCAAGCCCAAACGAATACATCGAACTCGGCACCAGCAGCGAGGCGCTTGGGTATCTCGGGTACATGGATATGCTGGCGCGGTTCTTCAAAAACAACCAAGGAAATTCGATCAAGCCATCGGTCTATCGCCACGGTGGCCGGAAGTTTTCCCAACTCGACGACAACGCTAAGTGGCGGTTCAAGGGTCACGCTGAGGACCCGTTCTGGCAATGGGTGTGTTCATGGGCGCGGGCGGTGCGCAAACCCTCCGACCTCGGATTTGAGGATGGCCCGTTCAATCTCCCGCCATTGGTCGAGCGCCAGCATATGGTTGATGCCCAAACCAACCCGGATGGGATGCTGTTCGCCCTGCCGGCCTTCGGGCTTACCGAACAACGCGAGGAACGGCGGCGAACTATCGTAGAACGCTGCGAAAAAGCCGCCTCGCTGGTGAACAAAACCGGCAATCCGGCAATCCTGTGGTGCTCGCTCAATGATGAGGGCAATCACCTTGAAAAGATGATCCCGGACGCTATCCAAATCAGCGGGCAGGACGGCGACGAAGCCAAGGAAGAAAAGTTTCTGGCCTTTATCGAGGGTCGCGCTCGCGTGCTGGTGACGAAAGAAAAGATTGGCGCATGGGGCCTGAATTTCCAGCATTGTGCGCATTCGGTATCCTTCCCGACGCACAGCTTTGAGGCTTACTATCAAAGCATCCGGCGTTGCTGGCGCTTCGGTCAGAAGCATCAGGTGATTTCCGATATCGTGACGACGGAGGGTGAGAAGGGTGTTCTCGCCAACCTGCAGCGGAAGGCTGTCGCTGCCGACAAGATGTTCGCGGATTTGATCCGCCACATGAATGGGGCGGTCGAGGTCGATCGCAGTATGAAATTCACAGAACAGAAAGGGATACCCTCGTGGCTCTAGTCATTGACCAAAAGCTGACCGACCGATTCGCGGCATACAATGCCGATTGTGTCGAGGTGATGCGACAGTTGCCGGCAAAATCCATTCACCTGTCGGTTTACTCGCCGCCGTTCGGCGGACTGTTCTGCTATTCGAGCTCGGAGCGGGACCTTTCCAACTGTGCCGACTATGACCAGTTTTTTGCCCATTACGGGTTTGTGGTGAAGGAATTGGCGCGGCTGACGGTGCCGGGCCGGATGACGGCGGTTCACTGCATGGATGTTCCATCCGGCAACAGCGGCACGGACCATCTGATCGACTTCCCCGGCGACATCATCCGCCTGCACGAAAAGCACGGGTTCAAGTTCATCGCGCGGTATGCGGTATGGAAAGAACCGCTGGCAGTGCGCAACCGGACGATGGCGAAGAACCTGGCCCATCGATCATTGGTCGAGGATTCGTCCCGCTGCAGCGTGGCGTCGGCGGATTACATGCTGGTGTTTCGTCGTGACGGGCAGAACAAGGTCCCGATCACGCACCCTACGGGACTGATGGAATATGCTGGCGCTCGGCCGGTCCCGGCTGAATTGCTGAAATATCGCGGCCACCAAGGCAACCAAATCGAAAACCGCTATTCCCATTGGATTTGGCGACAATACGCCTCGGCATTCTGGGATGATATCCGCCTCGGCCGCGTCTTGCCGTTCAGGCAAGCCAAAGACGATGAGGACGAGAAGCACGTTCATCCGCTGCAGCTTGACGTTATCGACCGGACAATCGTTCTGTGGAGCAACCCGGGCGAAACCGTTCTGACGCCATTTATGGGCGTGGGGAGCGAGGTCTACGGTGCGTTGCAAAACGGGCGGCGATCGATCGGTATCGAACTCAAGCCATCCTATTACCGGCAAGCGATCAAGAATATTCAGGTCGCTTACGAGGGTCGGAAGGAAGAAGAACAAGGGGCGCTCGAACTCGATGACCCTGACCGCCAGCCGTTCCCAGAGTTGGAGGTTTCTCGCGGCGACTTCGACGACGAATTAGAGGCCGCAGAATGAACGCCAAAATCCCTCGGATAAAAAAAGTTTGCATTAAGTGTGAACAGGAGTTTGAGCCAAAGCCATATAGACAGGAAAGGGCCACGCACTGCTCTTTGAAATGCCGCATGGCGATGACGGTTTATGATTGGTTTTTTTATCGCGGATGGGAGGTAATGCCGAATGGGTGTTGGGAGTGGCGGCATACACTTGACCCGATAGGTGGTTATGGGGTCGTAAAGTGCAAAGGTCGCGACTATCGCGCGCATCGATCTTCTTACGAAATTTATGTTGGCCCAATCCCAGACGAATTGCATGTTTTGCACCATTGCGACAATCGCCCGTGCTTGCGGCCTAGCCACCTTTTTCTCGGGACAGATGCCGATAACGTCGCAGATATGGATGCCAAAGGAAGGCGTTACATCCTGCGGGGTTCGGAGAATGGCAATTCATTGCTGACCGAGGGAGACGTAAGGACGATACGATCATCTTCAAAAACAGGCGTAGAATTGTCGGAATTATTCGGCGTCACGGTATCCACGATTTGCTGCGCAAGGCGCGGAAAGACCTGGAAGCATGTCGATTGAATATCATGACCTGAGTTGTGAGCAGCAGCTCATTGGGGCCGTGCTCATGAACAATGCCGCTTTCGCGGTAGTTGATGATATCATACAGCCGCACCACTTTTTTGAAGTTGTTCACGCGAGAATTTGGGAGGTGGCGGCATCACTGATCGGTGCTGGCAAACTCTGCAATCCGGTTACCATTCGGTCATTCTTGCCGGATGCAAATGTCGGAACGCTGACAATATCCGAATATGTCGCGGCCTTAGCGGCCGACGCGACCACTGTGATAAATAGCCCGGACTTCGCCCGCATCATCCGCGACCTTGCCGATCGCCGGCTGATAATCGAGGTCGGGCAGGAACTCCAGCAATCGGGCGAGCGGGACAACCTCGTTTTATCCGCTTGGGCGGTAGACTATCTCGACGGCATCGTGGCGGCGCAGTCGATGTCGGGGGCGCCTGCGCTGGACATGGATGCGGCGCTGGTGCGGGCCGTAGACGCCGCGGCGACGGCCTATGAGCGTGGTGGCAAGATACGGGGCCTTTCCTACGGCCTTCGGGAATTGGACGCCAGAACACTCGGGGCGGCGCCTGGGCAGCTAATCGTCGTGGGCGGCCGGTCCAGCATGGGCAAGTCGGCCATGGCTCTCAGCATCGCGCGGAACTTCGGCCTCGGCGGGCACCGCACGCTGTTTTTCAGTTTGGAGATGGGCGACGTAGACCTGAC